CTTATATCAATTCACACGTCTTCGTGGGACGAAAAACTAACGATAGGAGGAGATATATTATATGCGTGAATTTTTAAAAGGTTTAGATCTTGACAAGGAAACTATTGACACAATTATGGCTGAACATGGAAAGTTAATCACTGAGGCCAAAGAACAAATTAGTGAGCTTACTGATAAAGTAAAAGATTATGAAAGTAAATTTGAAGAGAATTCTAAATCATTAGAAAATTTACAAAGTCTAACAAACGAAAACAAAGATTTAAAAGCAGAAATTCAAATGAATGGATCTGACGTTAAAAAAGAGTTTAGTAAGTTTGTTAGAAGTGAAGTTATGTCACAAGTAAATGACGAGAATGACTTTGCAAGTGTACTTGAAAGCTACAAAAAAGAAAATCCACAATATTTTGGAGAAACAGTAGTTAAAAAAGTACAAAGTTCACCATCTTTAGCAAATGGTGGAACTCAGCCACAGACTACAAATGATATTATGAACAATTTGCTTCGTGGTGAAAGTAAAAATTAAAAAAAGAAGGAGAGAAAAAGAATATGACAAAAATTGCTAAAAGTGACGTTGAATCACTAATTGAGACTCAAGTTGCTAACGAAATATTTGACAGTGTTACAAAAGAGTCAAAGGCTTTATCAATGTTCAGAAGATTACCAAACATGACTTCTGACAAGACAAAGTTAAGAGTTTTAGATTCTCTACCAGTTGCATACTTTGTTGATGAATCAACAAATAATGGACGTAAAAATCTAACAAAAATGGCTTGGGATAAGAAATTTATCAATGCTGCAGAATTGGCTGTAATAATTCCAATAAAAGAAAACGTTTTAAACGATACTTCAATCGACATTTGGGCTGAAGTAAAACCAAGAGTAGTTGAAGCATTTGCTAAAAAAATTGACAACGCTATGTTCTTTGGTGTAGACAAACCATCAGATTGGAGAGCTGGATTAGTTCCATCAATAACTGCTGCTGGTAAAGAAGTAGAAGAAACAGGAAGATTATATTCAGACATCAACAACGTTATGACTGCTGTTGAAGAATCAGGATATAATGTAACTGCATTATTAGGTGGTGTTGGTCTTAAAGGAAAATTCCGTATGATGACTGATACAACTGGACAACCTTTAAATACTACTGAAATTGGTTCTGTAAGAAGAGAATTCATGGACAATGGTGTTTGGGACAAAACTGAATCTACTTTAATAGCTGGTGACTTCTCACAAGCAGTATATGCTATAAGACAAGATGTTACTTATAAAGTATTGACTGAAGCTGTTATCCAAGATCCAACAGATGGATCAATCTTATATAACTTAGCACAAGATGACATGGTTGCATTACGTGTAGTTATGAGATTAGGTTGGGAAATACCAAATCCAGTTAACGCTTTAGATGAAACTTCAGCAAGATTCCCATTTGCAAGTTTAAAACCTAACGAAAGTATATAATAAATAGGAGGCATTTATGGATTTTAGTGGGCAATACTTAACGTATAATGAATATCAAACATTAGGTGGCACTCTTGACCTGATGCCTTTTAATTTATTTGAATTGGAAGCTAGAGTAAATATTGACAGAGAAACTCAAAAAAGATTAGTTGGCTTGCAAAGACAACCACTTGAAGTTAAAAATTGTGTTATGCATTTAGTTGATGGATTTGCATTTGATGGAAATTATAAAGATGCAAACTCTGAAGAAAAAACAAAATATATCAACAGAATAATATATCATGATTTAACTGGCGTTGTTGTTGACGGGCAAAACATTCTATATAGAGGAATTTAATGTCAGTTAGCATAAAGAAAGCAAGTGAAATTAAAGCAAGATTAGGGATAGATCCTAACGGTAGAGTACAAAGATTTTTTACTAATACTTGTTATAAACACATGGACAAATACGTTCCAAAGGACACGGGCAATTTGAGAACTATAGTTGATATTCAATCTGATAGTATAACTTATGAATCACCTTATGCTAGGAAGCAGTACGAAACTCAATATGATAATTATACTACTCCTGGTACAGGTCCATATTGGGACAAAAGAATGGTTAGTGCTGAAATGAGAGACGTAGAAAAAGAAGTACAAAACTATGTAGGAGGAAGAAAATGAATATAAATGTTGAAAATTTAAGAGTAACGAAACTAAAACAATATCTTGTTGATGTAGTTGATGAAATAAATAAAAGCAAAAATATGAATGTTAATGCTCTCTCAAAAGATATTGAAAGTTATTCGTTAGATAAGATACCTACTGAAAAAATTGTTGAAACTTGGATTTGTGGAATTGAAATACACAAAGATTTGTTCTCGTTTAGAAGTAGAAAAAATTATTCATACGATGAAATAAATAATCTTGCAAATATAGGTTTCTTTGAAATATTTGAAAAAGCAATAAAAGATAATAATGATAAAGGCATTTTGCCTGAAATTGATGGTATACAAGCAATTCGTTGTATGAATTGTGGTACTATGAATAGTGCTAACACTAATACAGCTGAATTTGATATACAAATTCAAATTGAATATATGATAGGAGGTTAAAATGAAACAGATCATTGCCAAGATAGATTTT